GATAGGTTCCCTGCTACGACCCACGAGAGGGCATTGGACAAGCTCACCATGCTTGTGCAGGAGGCCACGACGATCCCTGGTACAGCAACCGCATCTGGAGCCGCCCCCTATGTGCTTCAAGCCTCCTCTGCCGGCGCGACCCCTGCTTGGGTGCCGCAGTCATCTGGTGGTATCGCCGCTGGTGCGATTACCAACACCATGCTGGCGGGTGGCATCACTCCGGGCAAGCTCTCCACGGGTGGGCCGGTATGGGATGCATCTGGCAACCTGACGGCAACCTCGTTTGTTGGCCCTGTAACGGGAGCCGTTACGGGTAATGCCTCGACTGCTACGAGACTCGCCACGGCAAGAACGATTTCCCTCTCTGGTGATGTGACGGGAACTGCCTCATTTGACGGGTCTGCAAATGCTACGATTGCCGCGACAGTTCCTAACAACTCCGTCACCGCCGCGAAGCTCGGAAGCACGGAGAGGCTTCAGCTTTGTAAGGCGTTTGTGAATTTCAATGGTGCAGATGCAATCGGTACAACGACAAATCGCGTATCTGGCGAAACAATCGTTGTCACATCTGGGTCTTCTGCTGGCGTATGGAATATATCTTCTACAACCTCCACCGTGGTCGGGCAGATATACACAATACCAAGTATCGGTGGTGTCGCAAACGCAACCCTTGGAGGGGTTGTAGTTGCAACAGGCGGTTTTCAAATCACAGGTATAAACAGCGGAACCCAATACGCAATCAGACTACTGAACGGAGCCGCCACCAGCAACCAAACGATTACTGGCAACGGAACTGCATCTGGTTTCCAAGTAATCATATTGGGAATCCGCTCCTCCTACAACGTCTCCAGCATCACCAAACTGGGCGCCGGGGATTACCAAATTTCGTTCCAGACGCTTATGGCTGATGCAGGCTATACGGTAGTCGCTCAAAAAGGAGCGAGTAATTCAGTTGATGCGGCTTTTGCAAACATCAACACAAATGGACAAACAACCACGGGGGTGCGTGTTTCTACAGGTTACGGTACGGGGGCGCTTACTCTTTCAGATTATCCACAAACGTCCGTACTAGTCTTCGGAAACTAATATGCCCTTCATCACCTACCCCCAAGAAAACGGACAAGTCGCGGTCATCATTCCCTGCGGAGCTATTGAAGACTGCATCAAGGATGTTCCCGAAGGCGTTCCATACAAGATCGTGGATGTTCTCGAAATTGAGAACGACTACTTCAACGCCTACGACTTCAACGAGGAAGCAGGAGCAGAGGTCAATATCGACAAGGCGAAGTCCCTCCATTTGGACAAGTTCCGCGAGGCGAGGAAGCCGATCCTCTCCAAGCTGGATGTGGACTACATGAAGGCGATTGAGGTGGAAGACTCCGTTGCCGCCTCTGCCATCGCAGTCAAAAAGCAACAGCTTCGCGACGTGACCAAGCTCCCCCTCCCCGACACGCTTCCTGAAATCAAGGAAACTTGGCCCGACATTCTCAACTAACCCCAACCTCCACGATCATGCCCTCACTCGAAACTCATCCCCAGACTTCCGACATCCTGACCATCGAAACCTTCAGCGAGGTTGAGAAACCCGTTGAGGCTCCCGTCGAGGAATCCCCTGTCGTCGAGAAAAAGAAGTAGTCCATGTCCGACTTCCTCAATCCGCACCTGACCCGTCCCGCTGTCCGATGGACAAGTGGCGATGCCCTCCCTGCCGTTGAGCAGACAGGGCCGGCAGCACCCCTCCTGGTGGACGCAACCACGGGGAGGTTGCTTGTGGATACGGAAGCCAATCTGACTGCGGATCTCTCGGATATAGAGAACAAGCAGGACACGACCAACGCCCTCCTGACCACGACTGCTGCCGATGTCGCAGCAACGAAGGCAAGTGCCGCCTCGATTGCAGGCATGGCGATTCCGCCGAATGATTACATCTCCCTCTCCTACACATCGGGGAACCTTACGAGTGTGGTCTATAAGACGGGTGGTTCTAGTGGCACCACGGTTGCCACCCTCACGCTTGCCTATAGCGGCAGCGATCTCGTCAGCGTCACCAAGAGCTAGTCATGGGCTACCAATTCAACCCCCTCACGGGAAAGCTGGATCTGGTCGGATCGGGTGGTGGAGGTGGCGCGACTCTCGGTGCTAATACCTTCACCGATGGCCAGACGATCACGGCATCCGCGAACACCTCTGCCCTGACTGCGAGCTACTCGGTGACTGGCGCGAACACGACCCCGTTGCTGGATCTGTCGGGAACGTGGAACACGACGGGTGTTGCAAGGGGCATCTTGCTCAACATCACCGACACCGCGAGTGCGGCAACGAGTTGCTTGCTGGATCTTCAGACATCGGGAACGAGTCGGTTCAGCGTGGATAAGAAATGCTTGGCTAGATTCACGGGGGATGGGACAAACCCAGCTTTATACTTCTCAACTGCCAACACGGGGTTTCGGTTTAGCAGCTCTGGACTGTCTTATCAGGTTTCTGGATTAAACTTTTTTAACTGTAGCAATAGCAGTCAGTTCAGACTTCGATCCGATGGATCTTTTTGTTTCACCAATGGAAATGACGCGCAAGGAACAATCGACACGATCCTCGCCAGAGACGCCGCCAACACGTTAGCCCTGCGCAACGGCACGAATGCACAGGCATTCCGTCTCTACAACACGTTCACAGACATAAATAACGGCCGCCGCCTCGACATTACCTCCACCACAGGCGGTGTCTTCACGCTCACTGCAACAGGCAACGGTACGGGAGCAAGCGGCAATGTCCTCAAGCTGACCGCCCCTGTCATGATCCCCGCCGCCTCGGTGACGCTGGCGACGAATGGCGATCTTGCCTTTGAAGCGACATCGAACACCTCCCTGACCATCCGCTATCGCGGATCAGACGGCACGACCCGCTCCGCCTCCCTGACTCTATCCTAACAGCCTTCAGCCTTCAGCCTAAACACCTATGCAAAACATGACCCCAACCGAAGCCCTCCAGCTCCTCAGCGAAGCTCTTGAGCCAAAAGCCCAAGGCCAGATTTCCCGTGCTGGCTACATCGCCATACAGCAAGCCATCGAAGTCCTCGCCGCCGCGATCAAGCAGGACGGAGAAGATAATCAGGAAATCAAGAACTCAGGAAATGAATAGCCCATCTCTGCGCCTCTGCGTCCCTGCGCGATAACTTTCCCATTCCCATGCAACTAATCATCTCCCCCGACAAACTCTCCGGCCTCAACGCCATCGTCGCCCGACTCAACGCCGTCGAAGATGCCGAGCCGACCACCCCCGAAGCCTACCTTCTTGCAAGGGTGGAGGAAGTACTGGCCTCCTACGATGCCGCAGAAATCCAGCGCGTCATGCAGGAAAACGAAGATGCCTTCCGTGCCGCAGCACTCCTGCCCGCCGATGTCCAACAGCAACTCCGCGACCTGATTGCCCAGCACTCGGCCTAGATGAAACTCCTCCGCGACCTCTGGCTTTTAATCCGCTGCTACCCTGTCGCAAGGCGCCGGGTTCTCAAGCTCTCAAAGGAAAAGTATCCTGGGGTAGTGTTGACCCAAATCGGCTACAACGAGGTTCGCACCGAGCTTCTGAAAAAGGGCTACAAAGACGATAACATCACCGGCGCAGTCATTTATATTGCGGTTTCTCTTGCCTATTTAACATCAGTCAGGTAGACGATGTTAAATGAGTAGTTCAGCAACGCTTCCACACCCCTTTTCTATTGCCGTCTCCGCCATCGGAGCAGGGGCCGGCATCGTAGCCTGCCTAACCTACTTCACCATCTACGCAGTCCTTCCAAGCCGCATGGAACGGGTAGAGAAGGCGAACGAGTTGCAGGATGTCCGCATTGCCGAGATGCAACAGGACAACGCCCAGAGGCGCGAGATGTTAGCAGCGGCACTCGCTACCCTTCAGCAGATAGACATGAGGACTAAACGTATCGAGGACAAGCTGCTAAAATAGACTTTTATGACTTGGGATATTCCCCAAATGGTCACGACGATAGGAGGCATCGTGAACAAGTTCATCCCTGATCGGGATGCACAGATCAAGATCCAAGCCGAGCTTCAACAGCAGTTGATCCAGATTGAAGCGGATGCCGCAAAAGCGCAGGCAGAGATCAATCAAGTCGAGGCCGGTTCTTCCAACATCTTTGTTGCAGGATGGCGACCATGTGTCGGGTGGGTATGCGCCACGGCCTTTGCATGGCAGTTCGTCATCCAACCCTTCTTCTCGTTCGCCTACACCCTCTACACGAAGCAGCCGGCGCCGGTGGTTGCCCTCGACCATGATGCGCTGAATACCGTGTTGTTCGGCCTCCTTGGATTGGGAGGCTTTAGGTCATGGGAAAAGGTCAAGGGAGTCTCCAAATGATCGACGCCCGCTCACAGAAGAACCTCGACACCTTGCTCCCCAAGGTGAAGCCCGTCATGGAGGCTTTTGTCCTTGAGGCCAAGAAATACTTCCAAGAGAAGGGTGTGGATTGCATCGTCATCTGCGGAACCCGTACCTACGCAGAGCAGGACGCGATCTACGCTCAAGGCCGCACGAAGCCAGGGAAGATAGTTACGAAGTCCAGAGCTGGAGAGTCGCGACATAATTTCGGCCTCGCAATCGACCTTGGGTTATTCGTAGGCGGCAAGTATCTGGGCGACTCCCCCTTTTACGATCACATCGGGAAGATCGTCGCCAAGTTCCCTGCGCTGGAGTGGGGTGGTTCTTGGAAATTCGTGGATGAACCCCATGTCGAGTTTAAGACCGGCCTCACGCTTGCCCAGATGCGCGAGAGGGTAAAAGCCGGCAAGCCAATCGTATGAACAACGAGACCGCAAGCAACTGCCTAGCCGAGATCCTGCAAGCGATTGACGCCGGCGCTGAACCCCGTGTGGTCGGAGCTACCGCAATCTCCAATCGTGACGCGATCCGCAAGGCAGTCAAAACGCTCAAGCCCAAGTCCCGTCCCCGCGAGTCCAACGAGGACGAGGATTACTACTACTTCTAGCCATGACACCAGAACGAGACGCAGAGGACATATGGGGTGACGCATCCCAAAAAGGCATCGCCAAGTACCTACGGGGGCAGGCAGAGCATCGCACGGCATTCTGGAGTGCCGGCGCCGAGTGGTATGCCGATCAGCTTGAAGACGAAATACTCGACCTCGTGAGTTATTTTCACCACCTCCGCAAGCGCCTCAAAGCGATCCGCGCCGTTGCCGAACTCATGGCAACCGATGAAGTCGGCCTACACGAAGCGGCAGGCATGATTAAAGACCTCACCGACTCCCACCCTCCAAGGCACCGTCACAAGCAATCAAACGACTGATGGCGAACATCACCCACAAGTGGAAGCGGCTGATGGCTGTTTCCTGCTCCCATGCTCGTTACGTCGATAAAGAAGCGTGGAAGGCCGTCCTGACCTTCAAGGAGCGATTCAAGCCGACGACCACGTTGCATCTAGGCGATTTCGTAGACCTCACTTCCCTGATGAGTGGCGCCAAGGGAGTCTCGGAAGCCGAGCCGCTAATCCCCGACATTGACACCGGCCTGCAACACCTCCGCGAGTTGCGCCCTCAAATCGTCCTATGCGGCAACCATGAAGTCAGAGCGTTTAAGGCAAGGTCATCACCCAATGCCCCTGTTGCGTATGCAGCTTTCAAGATAGTTGAGGCAATGGAGCAGACTTGCCAGAAGCTCAAGGCCCGCCTCGTTCCCTACGATGGCATTTTCCAGATGGTAGATATTGCCGACATCGGGTTCACGCACGGGAGCATCTTCAATGAGATGGCAAGCCGCGACATGGCAGAGACCTACTGCAACGGCAAGCGCACCAAAGTAGCGTTCGGTCATACCCATAAAGTCAGCGTCCAATCGTCGCGCACCATGACCGGCGGCACGGGTTACAACATCGGCACCCTTACCCAGAGAGGCGGCATGGACTACGCCAATACCCGCCGCGCCACCCTAGCGTGGACGCAAGCATTCCTCTGGGGGGAATACTGCGAAGAACTAAATCAATCATCGCTTCACATCACCCAACGCAACCACAACGAAACATGGCGACTGCCCCTGTAAAAACCGCAAACGACTGGCTAAAAGTCCTGACTCACGCCGGCAAGAAAACTGCCGACGAGGTGCCACCAGGGTTCAAGACCGTTGCCCAGATCGCCAAGGAAACGGGCAAATCCAACTGCCAAACCAACAAGCATCTCCGCGAGGCCGTGAAGCTCGGCCTAGTCGAAAGGCGCAAGTTCGTCATCACCACCGGCTACAAGCTCTACCCCGTGCCGCATTTTCGCATCCTTCCATGCAATTCCCGAAAACCATCCGCTTGACGGAGAGGAAGCTCGGCAAGGAAGCTGCCCTAGGATTGTGCTGGCATGGAAAAGTGCCGCATATTGAACTAGACCCAAGGCAGAAGTCCAAGGACAGGCTTGATAGTACCATACATGAGGTAGCCCATTGCATTTGGCCCGAATACCCGGAAGAAACCATCGTGAAAATCGCTCAACGCATGGCATCAGTTCTGTGGGCAGACGGGTGGCGAAGGATTCATAAATAACACCTTTTCACATTACTTCATAAGACATTCACAGAACTTACGAAGATTAAATAAAGATATATTTGTAAGTCATTATGGGGGGGGGGGGTACGCAATTAACATTGATTAAAGATGTCCAGTATCCTCTTGTGTTTACATCTACAGAAAAAGTAGTTGGCAAGAATCATGTTTGGGCAGAAGTTGAAGCATGAATATCAACGCATTTGTGCGGGGAAACACGGTGGTCGCCAAGATCGGAAACGACACAAGAGCATGGTTGTATTTTCGCATCACCAACCGCCAGGGATATTGGATCACGCTAAAGCCCCTGCTGTCCGTAGAGGCCGATGGTAGGTGGGTTCCCGGCGAACCAGATCCCAAAAAGAAAACCATCCGACGACTCGTAAATGACAGCTACGGGAGCGAGTCCGTAGGGGGATTGGTGGTCAATGGAATGGCCCTTGGTCTACGCCTCTACCGCAAGCCAAGAGGAGGGCGCAGGGCAGGCGCCGGCAGAAAATCTGGTAGTGGCAAAGGCCGCACCATGATTACCCGTTCCGTTGCCATGAACAAAGCGAGTTGGGAAAAGCTCGACGAACTCCGAAAAGACGAAGCGAGGGGTGCTTTCATTGCTAAAGCATTGAATTTGTCAGAGTAGAACTTTTTTTAAAAAAAGTTCAGAAAAGTTGTTGACGGCATAATTAAAACGCGTAGTCTCGCATAAGCAATCCGCTTATCCACGACAAAACTGCATCTGCAATATATGTCATGAATAACGGGTGCTACCAACCTCAACAGCAACCCAATGTCGAAAACAAAAAAGATCACCATCGCGGTCAGCGTAGACCCCGATCTGTTTAAGCAAATTAAAGAGCAGGCTGCGGTACACGACCGGCCTATCAGCAACTACGTCAGGGGCATCTTGAAGATGATCCACCAGGAGCAAGTCGAAGAGGAAGCGGATTGATAGATGAACAGCATATCAATGGCAACGCTTTTTTAACCATGACCAAGCTCGACATCATCGCCTGCGGAATCCTGTTCGGCCTTCTTGCCCTCACCGTCAGCGCAACTCGTTTCAAATGATCCGCGCATTCGTCTCAAGCCTTCGCTCTTGGTGGGATGCGCAGTCACCCGACAAGCGCCCCTCCTACATGAAGCTCAACTCCTTTTTGCAGCGTTAGTAGTTAGTCCAACCCAAACAAAACAAACCGAAAACATACCGACACCATGAACACACCCGACTACATCACAACTGGAGGCTTCTTCCTGTCAGGATTGATTGCCTTCTTCCTAGGTCGCATCACCGCCCGTGACGACTACGAACCCTACAACGAGAGAGAGGCCAAGGGATTGCAGTCCCCTGACCTCAAGTAGCCCGGAGAACCCTTCTAAAAGAACCCCGAAGCTATGAGTAACCAATCCCAGACCGCCCTCGCGGTCAAGTACGAGGGAAAGACGAACGCCCTCACCCTCATGGCCCAACGCTTGAGCGTTGATCCTGACAAGCTGATGAACACCCTCAAGGCCACGGTCTTTAAGGGTGCAACCAATGAGGAGCTTCTGACCCTGGTAGCAGTCAGTCAGAAATACAACCTCGACCCCCTCACCCGTCAGATATTCGGATTCCCAAGCAAGGGAGGTATCCAGCCGGTCGTGAGCGTGGATGGGTGGCTGCACATCCTCAATAGCCAGCCGCAATTCGACGGCATGGAGTTTGAGTATGCCGATGATGCCCAAGGCAAGCCGGTGTCCTGCACGGCAATCGTGCATCGCAAGGATCGGTCGCACCCGACCAAGGTCACGGAATACTTCAGCGAATGCTCCCGCAACACGGAGCCTTGGAAGCAGTTCCCCCGTAGGATGTTACGCCACAAGGTCGTGAAGGAAGCCGCCCGTGTTGCCTTTGGTGTGTCTGGAATCACGGACATCGACGAGGCGCAGGATGTGGCCCGTAACAACGAGAAGGTCACGGTGGTTTCCAAGCCCATCTTTAAGAAGGCGCTCAAGCAACCCGAACCCGCCCCCATCGAGGAGGAACCCCTCCCAGAGATGCGCGAGGACTCCCTAGAGACTCAAGACATCGAATGGAATGAGGAGGTGCAACCATGAGCAGCGACATCCGCAAGGGAAAGCCAAGCGGTTCTGCCGCCAAGCAATACTTCCTCTGCCCCGGATCATGGCAGATGCAGCGTGGCCTACCTGACCAAGAGACTTCATATGCCAAGCTAGGAAACGATGTGCATTGGGTACTGGCAGGAGGCAAGGGAGACTTGACCGAGGAGGGCATGGAGCTTGTCCGCCTATGCCGAGCCGCCTACGACGAGATCGCACTACAATTCATCGGCACTATGCCGGTGACTACCAAGACCGAGGAGCGCATCTGGGTAGATGGAGAGTGGAGTGGGTCACTAGATCGTATCGACTTCATCGGAGAGTCGGATGCCCTGGTGGTGGATTACAAGACGGGACGAGGCGAAGTAGACCCGGCAGAAAGCAACCTTCAAATGAGGGCTTATGCCGTGCTTGCCAAGCATCGCTTCCCCCACCTTGAGAACATCATCGTGGCAGTCATTGCCCCCCGTGCAGGAGGGACAACGATTGCCCGATACGACTCCGAGGCTCTTGCTCTGGCAAAGGCCGAGATCCACGGAATCATCAAGGCAGTCTACGCAAAGGATGCCCCCCGCATCCCTAGCAACGAGGCTTGCAAGTGGTGCAGGGCAAAGGCCATCTGCCCAGAGGTGAAGTCTGCCGCCCTCACGATGGCAACCAAGACTCCCCTTGAGGTGCCGGCGCTGTCAGAGGATCAGATCCTAGAGGTGCTGAATAACCGAGGTGCCGTGAAGGGATTCATTGAGGCCGTGGAGATGGAGGCCGAACGCAGGCTCAAGAGTGGCATCACCATCAAGGGCTACACGCTCAAGGATGGTCGCACGACTCGGAAGATTGAGGATGCAGAGGCCGCATTTGCCGCCTGTGACATAGACACTCAACTCTTCATGGGTGCCGTATCCGTATCGGTTCCGAAGCTAGAGAAGGCATTTGCAGAGGCCAAAGGGCTGAAGGGTAAGGAGGCGAAGCAAGCCTTTGAATCTGCCCTATCTGGGATCATTGAGAGCAAGCAGGGTGAACCCGTTCTCGTAAAGGAGGCCGCATGAGCAACAGCAACCCGTCCACCTTGTCCATCATGTCTGTGATTGGATTTGTTGTAATGCTAATCACGGGCCTCGTTACCCTTGGTATGGTTGGTTGCCCAAAATATGCGGTGTATTCGCAACGCATGGACGGGGAGGCTTTACTTGCCAAGTCTCTATCATCGAAGCAAGTAGCTGTATCGGAGGCAAAAGCCAAGATGGAGGCCGCAAGCCTTCTTGCTCAAGCCGAAATAGAGAGGGCGAGAGGTGTAGCCGCAGCAAACAAGATTATCGGGGAGTCGCTTCGTGAGAATGAAGCGTATCTGCGGTATCTATGGATAACGGAAGTCGCTAATCAGAATCAGGGAAAGACCGTGGTCTATATCCCGACCGAGGCGAATCTCCCGATTCTAGAAGCTCAAAGGATTGGAGGTGCCAAGTGATCGCTCAACTCGATCTCCCCCTCTCCTCCAAGGAAAAGCGTCACATCGAGGAGGATGTGGCACAGCTCATGGAATACCTCACCTGGCACGATTACTGGATCACCGCCAAGAGCATCAGCGTCGATCTTGATATGACCGACCGATACATCCGCAAACTGGCAGAGGCATCTGACGGGAAGATCATCGGAACGGATAACGGATACAAGCTGACAAGTCGCGTCACGCCCGAAGAGTTCAGCGAATGGCGGGGACGCTATGAGTCGCAGATTAAACGGATGTTGGAGAGGGTTCAGCGCACATCAAGTCAATGGCACAGGAGGGCCGCATGAGCATGGAAGTAGGACGCATCTCATTCGGGCCGGCGGCAACGCCGAGCTTTCCAGAGGATGACTTGAACAGGTTAAGACGCCTCTCGGATTACCTCCGCGACCTAGACACCGACCGCGCAGAGCTACAGGAAGCCCTCGACGGGGTTATATCTGATAACGAAGCCCTCCAAGCCGAGGTTATCAGACTCAACCAACTCTTAAACGGGAAATAGTATGGCATCGAACATCAACAAGTTACCCAAGGAGGAGTTAGAAAAACTCCGCACCCTGCGAGACCGATCCCCGGATGAGTGGGTGGAGCGTATCAACGCCCTCCCCGAATCTATCAGGGAGTTCGCCGCAAGGCTTGTCTGGTGGGACTACTTCGCCCTCCGAACGGTCGGAGACAGGTGGCCCCACCTAGACACTTACCTCAAGTTCACCAACGAGGAAGCCCCTTACGGGCCTCTCGTAGAAGCACTTGTAGAACTCGGATACCCCGAAAAGACAGCCTTAACCCGCGCAGATGACCCAAGAAGCAACTAAAACCATGAGCAATAACACCGAACAAGATCCCCTCTGGCTACAACGCTGGAAACAGGAAGGCATAAGATACCTCGGACAGAATGGAACTGGTCATATCGACCACCTCGACCGCTGGAAGCAAGCCTTTGAGCTAGGCTTCCTTGAGGGCGTGAAATCCGCACAGCAGGAGTGGGAGCTACCCCCAGGGGCTTCCTACATTGCGGCAGTCGAGCTTATCAATGAGGAGGAACGGGAATGAACAGCCGAGCCAAAGGATGTCGCGGAGAGAGGGAATGGCGCGACCAGTTACGGGAAGCCGGCTTCCTAAAGGCCCGGAGAGGGCAGCAATTCTCTGGTGGCACCGACTCCCCCGATGTGGTCTGCCCAGAACTGCCAGATGTCCACTTTGAAGTGAAGAGGGTAGAGGCAGGCAATCCCTACAACTGGCATGACCAAGCCAAGTGTGACGCCGGCAAGAAGATTCCCGTTGTTGCTCACAAGCGCAATGGCAGGAGGTGGCTTGTCATCCTTGAAGCTGGACATTTCCTAGACATTTTAAGGAGGTCAGACCTTTGCGAGTCTAACGTCATTACCACGGTGGAAGATTACAAGAAAGCTATTGAGTCGATTTAATATCCGCTTGACCAACTAACTTCACTAAACTAATTTCACAAAAAAACGGCTGTGAAGAGCCAATTATGAAAAGAGAAATTTATATCCCTGTTCCTGTAGTGAGCCGCATTTTCACGGCAATCTTCACCACTATCGGAACAGGGATTTCTTTTTGATTATATGAACAAGAATGACTTATTAACCATCACTAGGGGCGATATGATTAAGCTCCTTGAATTAAAGGCGCTTCAGACTAGGGCAGCGGAAAGCCTAAAGCACGACCCTGATAGAGATAAGATGGAGATCATCCAAAGGGCAATCATGTCCATTCAACAGGACATCAACAAGATCCTCCCCGTCCTCTAGTATGCCAAACAGGATCATCAGAGAAGGCATCCTTACCAGCGAGAAGTTTGAAAGACTCGGCTGGGCGGAGGAGATATTCTACCGGCGCATCATGTCGGTAGTCGATGACTACGGAAGGTACTACGCTAAACCGGCATTACTCCGGGCTGCTTGCTACCCGCTATTGTTGCAGAAAGTATCCGACTCGGACATTGAGAAGTGGCTCACCGCCTGCGTGAACTCGGCTCTTGTAAGGGTGTACCCGGCAAAGGACGGGAAGCGATACTTGGAAATCTTGGATTTTCGGCAGCAAGTGCGGTCAAATACTAGCAAGTTCCCAGCATATGATGAGCAGCTGCATAGCACGTGCATAGCAGATGCTACGCATATGATATCAAATGCTCACCTAGACGGAGACGTATCCGTAGACGAAGACGATAAAAGGTCGCCATCGGGCGAGTCGTTTGAGCGATTCTGGTCTGCATACCCCAAAAAGGTCGGCAAGGCCAATGCCCTCAAGGAGTGGAAGAAGGCTTCCCCAGACATCGAATCAGTCCTGCAATCCCTATCCCGTCAGAAGGCATGGAGGGAAAACCCTGCGGAGGGAGAGTTTATCCCGTCATGGAAAGACCCCGAAAGGTGGATCAAGGCCGGTTGCTGGAATGACGAGGTGTCGATTCCAGAGGAGCAGGACGAGTGGGCCGCATTTCCAAGGAGCTAAACCATGAACTTCACTTCCCCACCCCAGCAGCTAATCCCCATGAACTCCATGCCGGCATCCCTTGAGTCTGAAAAGATCGTCCTGGGTGCAGTCATGAAGGCTCCCTGCGTGGACGAGCTAACCGACCTGACGGAAGCCCACTTCTTCCACCCATCCCATGCGATCATCTGGAGAACCATCCTTGCCCTAAACGCCAAGGGTTCCTCCACGGCAACCGCTTCGGTAGCGCAGAGGATGTCCGAGGACAAAACGATGGAGGACATCGGGGGCTTTAACACCCTCATTGAGATCACCGACTTCTGCCCCACCCACCTGATTGCCAAGGAACACGCCGACATCCTCAAGGACAAGGCAACCAAACGGGCAGTCATTCAAGCGGCAGAGCAAATCTTGGTCGAGGCCAGAAGGTCAGGCAACCAACCCGTCGATGAACTCATGGCAGAGGTGGAGTCCATCTGGGCCGACATCAAGGGCAAGCGCCACCTACCCAAGCACTCCATGACCTTGAAGGATCTAGCCAATCCGATCATTGACAGCTTGGAGTATGCCGTCAGGAACAAAGGGGAACTCCTTGGGATCACCTCCGGGTTCAAGAAACTCGACGAGGTTTTCAACGGTTTCCGAGGCGGTCAACTCATCATCCTCGCCGCCCGTCCCTCCATTGGCAAAAGTGCCTTGGCTACCAACATGGCGGTCTCGGCACTCAAGGCCGGTCACAAGCCGGTTCTCTTCACCCTAGAGATGCCAGCATTGGAAGTCGGTCGCAGAATCCTCCTTGGTGAAGCGAGGATGCCCCTAGAAATCATCAGAACAGGAATTGCGGAGAGAGGGGCAATGAACAAGATCATGCAATCTACGGGCATTTTAAGCGATTCTATCATCATCAGCGAAAAGGAGAATGTTTCCATCGCTGACCTTCGATCCCAGGCGCGAATCTACAAGAAGCAGGGGAAACTGGACATCCTCTTCATTGATTACCTCCAACTGATGAAGGGAACCACCAAGAGATCAGAACAGAACCGGCACCTTGAGATCGCTGAAATTACGGGAGGTCTCAAGGAACTCGCCAAGGAACTGAACATCCCGGTCATTGCCCTGTCCCAACTCAACCGAGAGATCGAAAAGAGAAAGGGAGGTAAGCCCATGCTCTCCGACCTTCGTGAGTCAGGTGCCATTGAACAGGACGCAGATATCGTCATGCTGCTTCACCGAAAGAAAGAGAAGGCATCCGAGGACGCAGAGATCCTAGTTGCCAAGAACCGATCAGGTGTAGCCAACGAGGTTAAGACTCTCTGGTTTGATGGCCCAACCACAACCTTCAGCGATTACGAGAGATGACCGACACCCCCTATACAGACAAACACGCCTCCCCCTGGGTGCCAGAGCCGAACACCGACTGGGTGCCGGCCTACATGGTGCGAGAGCTTGAACGCCTTCTAATTCAAATTTGCAAAAGGCCAGCAGATTACCCGCTGATTTTAGATGTAAGAGAAAAATACGAAAAACTGATTAAATGAACCCCGACACACCACGAACTGTTTCCGCTATGTCTCTCAAGAAAAACGAAGAGCTTTCGGAGAAAGATTGCTCCGTCTATGAGAACTACGTTCACGCAGAGGTCTGCGCTCAGATCGAACGCGAACTAAACGCATCAAAGGCCGAGGTCGAGAGGCTCCGTAAAGAAATAGCCTTCAGAGAACAGTCAACAAAATGATCCCCGAATGGCGAGAGCTTGGGCCAGACGAGGAACTCCACACAGGGGATCAAGTCCAAGCAAAGCACCACGATAGGCTACACGGAGTATGGCTTGATGTTTTCCCATACGAGGTGGGTGCAATGCCTATAGACCATGAGGCGTTCAGATACCGCACCCGCCGCCCGTTGCCAAAGCAGGAAGGAGAACAGCCCTATTGCTCGCGATGCAAATACAACCACGCTTTCCCCTGCGAAGGGAGCCTAGCGGGAGTGCCATTGAAAAAAGTGATCTTCCCCAACCAAAAATGAAAACCACCGACACACCACGAACCGATGCCGCAAGATTGAAGCTTGGGCAGGAGCTAGAGCGTGAGCTAAAGGCATCTAAAGCCGAGGTCGCCCGACTCCAGAATGAGCTAGACGCAACTTGCAATGCTGAAGAACTGCGGCAGGAACGCGAGACGAGGAAGAGAGCCGAGGCCGAGGTCGCAAGGCTCAACAACATCTTGGAGAATACCAGAATGTCTAGGGACACCATGATTGAAGACAGGAATCTCTTAGATCAAGAACTCGCCGCATCACAGGCCGAGGTCGAGAGGCTAAAAAAAGAGTTAGCCGCTTGGGACTACGGAACCCGCGCAGAACGAGAGCAAAAACGAGCAGAGAAGGCAGAGGCTGAGGTCGAGAGGCTAAAGGAAGCCATGCTTTCCTGCCTCCATATCACCAACTGCTATGATGGGAACTACGTTCGCGCCTGTGACAACGTGGAGCTTATTGTAAGAAACGCACTAATATCCTTGACACCCGACAAAACCAACCAGTAAAATTACCGCAATTATGGGAGTTATTAAACCTCTAGCCAATTTCATCAGTTGAGCTGCCGCCGTCCAAGATCACAAGGAAAGGGCGATGGTCGCCGCGATAACTTCAAGGCGTTTTCCGAAGGAATAGCCGCTATTCAGCGTCGAGACAACCCACTCACAGGAAAGGTCTTCCTCAAGAAAAACAACCGAACTGTGGTTAAATATCCATGAGCGATAAAAGATATACATGGAAACACAGGATGCTGTGCGGATTGACTGTTGCAAACGCAATGGGATGGACTAACGCAAGAGGCTATTCATCACTTGAACACGCCCTTGAGGTGGATAAAACCCAAGATGCTGTGGTGAAGCGCGATTATTTTTTGTATTTCATTAACGCCGGCCCATTTACCAAAATTGGATTGGCAACCAATCCAGACAAAAGAGTTCAAGAACTTCAAGTTGGGTGCCCAATAAAAATCCAAAAGTTTAGACTCTTTTATGCTGGAGAAGAAGACCTGGCGTTTTTACTTGAACGACGCCTCCATAAATTCTTTGAGTCAAAACACTCTAGCGGGGAATGGTTTGTTTTAGATCAAGATGATTTTGCCAAGATCCGAAATTGCAAAAAACTCTGTCATTGGAACAAAAGCGACCCATTTACACAACTGACAAGCGAAGAAGCATGGAATCTTGCCAATCAGTTCCTTGAAGTTGGACTTGAATCCTCTTTTGCAACATGAGCGCACTCGACAATGCTAGGCACGAATCATTTGCCCAAGGAGTTGCTTTAGGCAAATCCGCGACAGAGGCGTACAAGGAGGCCGGTTACTCTGAAAAAGGTGCCGATGTCTCCGCTTCTCGACTGCTAGGCAATGCTAGTGTCAAGGCACGGGTGCAGGAAATCCAAGCCAGACTTGCTATCAAGTCAGGGATTACTCGCGCTGAATATCTTTCAGAACTGGTTGATGGACTGCGAAATCTTCCCAAAGATCACAGTAATTGGCCTCGTATTGCTGATCTCACGGCAAAGGCTTGCGGATTCAACGAACCCGACAAGGTAGAGATCAACGGAGGCATGGACATCATCGTTAAAATAGGTGGCAAAGCCCAAAATCATCATTGAACTGGAACCTAGGGATCAGTTCCTAGGCTACCTTGAGCGCAAGGAGAGGTGGGCTTGTCTCGTTGTCCATCGACGAGGCGGCAAGACCTTTGGCTGCATCCAAGACCTCCTGCACAGGGCATTGACCCATAAGCGTGAAGGACCGGCGCTTCGCTATGCCTACCTTGCTCCGACCCGTGACCAGACCAAAGACATTGCATGGGGGTATCTGAAGTCGTTCACGGCACAGATCCCAGAGGTCAAGGTCAACGAGGCCGACCTTCAAGTGACTCTGCCGAACAAGGCGACGATCCGACTCTACTCCGGGGAAGCATACGAACGTCTCCGAGGCATCTACCTAGACGGGGTAGTGATTGACGAGTTTGCCGATATTGACCCGCAGGCATGGTATGCGGTCATTCGCCCCTGCTTATCTGATTATCAAGGATGGGCTACCATGATTGGAACCCCCAAAGGCCGCGACAATTTCTGGCGTCTCTACAAAGCTGCCCTGCTAGACCCCTCATGGTTCACATTGCGACTCAAGGCAAGTGAGTCGGGCATCCTTGATCCCCAAGAGCTTGCCGACATCAAGCGAGGCACCCCAAAGCATATCTTTGAGCAGGAGTACGAGACATCTTTTGATATTGGTCGCCCTGGGGCAATTTACTCCAAGAGCATTTCAGAGGCTAGAGACTCCAAGCGCATCAGCAATGATGTCCTGTGGTTCAAGGAGGCGCCCGTCTATACCTCGTTCGACGTAGGCGCTCCCCTCAATCAACGATGCTGGATATGGCAGATGGTGGGAGACCGCATCAACTTCCTAGAGGCATTGTCAGGAGGTGATGACTGCAAGACGCCGGCGGATTGGGCAGGCCGGCTTACACAGAAGCAATACCGATACGGGGCGCACTTCATTCCCCATGATGCCGCACAGGAAAACGGAGGACTCTGGCAGGAGGCTCTCAAGCTCGGAGGGCTAGCCAATGTTGTTCCTGTACCAAGGCAGATGAGCGTGTGGGATGGCATTGGGCTTGCCCTTGATGCTTTTCCAAGGATCTACTTCAACGAGGAAGGATGCCGGGACGGGATCGACTCGCTCGACGCATATTGCAGCAAGGAAGAGAGGGACGGTGTGTCCATCAAGAATGTACCCTTGCATGATTGGTCTTCCCATAGTGCTGACTCCTTCTCACTAGCGCATCAGGCAATCAAGGCAGGGCTTGTCGTTGACAGGACTGCCATCGCAAGGCGTCCGAGGCCGATGGGTCGCCCGGATGTCATCATGGGATTCCGAGGAACTTGAAAAAAATGTTTCCTTTTTCAAGATGGCCGGCATATTCTGGCAACCCACCCAGAAAACATTCCGATGATACGCACAGTCAAAAAGCTGAACCGCATCGCCCATCTCCAAAAACTCCAAGGAGACAACAAGCCATCATGTCGGGCTTGGGTTGCAAACATAGACCTCCGCTGGCATATAGGAGGCAATGGCAACGAAGAAGACTCATGGCGGCAAGCGCAAGGGATCAGGCCGCAAGGCCACGGGAAGGAAGTCCGAGAGCAAATCTATCTCCATGTTGTCCGCTCAATGGGACAAGGTGGATCGTCGCAGGGGAACGACTGCAAGGGGCAAATGGCTTGGGACTTTGGTCGATAGGGAGTAGTTTCCTCACTTTAGACAACGGCTATAGTCTAAAGCCGGCTTTACACAATTAGACCGTAGGCTATGACCCCCGTTGAAGTAGCAGCGGCAGTCTACAGCAAGGAGCATTGCGCTAGGTCATTCAAGGAAGACCTAGAGGCTCACTTGCTCAATGGACACGTTCACTCCACCGATCAGTATTTCATCATGGGGCGCAAAGTTAGGCGTGACGCACCTCACGCCGACATCGTGAATCCCTGGGTTAAACATGAGAACCCTGATTGCTGGTTAGTCTACTTACACGCCGGCAATATACGAAGGGCCTTTGAAGCGGCAGATGTCCGACTTCCTTTTGTCTGTTTCGAGAAAAGAAATCGCCTAAAGTTCTACACATGGGAAGAAATCCATAAAAGAACCAAGCGATTCTTTGCATAATTCCTCTTGCCAAGTTAGTACGCGGATGTTAATTCCGCTTAATGCTTTCCAAGATTGAATCGTTTTTCGATGAATTAGTTTCGGCTCTCACGCCCGAATTGGCAGTTGCCGGCGGCATTCCGTTCCCCAAGGAGAAGTACGATAACAAGCCCTCTCTGGCGCTCCACAAGGGGGGAGGGAAGGCACCGGCTCCTGCTCCTGCACCGCCTCCACCTCCTCCTGCCCCCGTCATCAATATCCCTGCTCCTCCTCCGCCTCCCCCACCCCCGCCACCACCTCCGACTGCTTCCTCTGCTGACGTAGCGGCACAGCAGCAGTCAGCCCTTCAGAACAACGCCGGTCGCTTTGGGTTCAAGGCTTCCCTGCTCAAAGATGGGCAGAAAGCCGAGTCCTCCAACAGCGCCACGGGTAGCGGTTCCCTGCTTGGTTCCTAATCACGCATGGCGAAGACATCCGATGCCGTTGCCGAGTTAGCTGTTCCCAAAAAAGAGAACAGCAAGAGTGAGCTTGCCGCCGGGATCGTCTCCCGTTGGAGCAAGCTGGAGGCGGATCGCAACTACTGGATGTCCCAATGGCAGCAGATTGCGGAGCTAGTCATGCCCCGCAAGAGCTACATCCTCTCGACGACCGTCACCCCCAACAGCGAACGCGAGGCCCGTCTTTACGATTCCACGGGAGTCCGCGCCAACCAAGTCCTTGCCGCAGGGTGTATGAGCTACATCACGCCGGCTGATAGCCGCTGGTGTTCCTTTGATGCTCCTAGCGAGATCGAGGACGGGGACGGTGTGCAGGAATACTTCGCCGAGGTGACGGAAATCGTCATGGAGACGCTTGCTCGCTCCAACTTCCACCAGGCGATCCATGAATTGTATTTGGATAGGGGGTGCTTCGGCACCGCAGTCCTCTTTGTGGAACCCGGTGAAAAGCTGCCCCTGACCTTCACCAACGTCGATGTCGGTACCTTCTGCATCAGCGAGAACTACGAGGGATATGTGGACACTCTCTTTAGGCGCATGGAGATGACCACCCGCCAGATTGTCCAGCAGTTCGGGATTGAGAACGTCAGCGATGCCGTCCGCAAGTGCTACAACGATGCCAACGGCAAGGGCATGGACGAGAAGTGGCACATCATCCACGGAGTCTATCCACGCGAGGAAGGCAAGCGTGACAAGAAGAAATATGACGGGCCGAACAAGCCTATCGCATCCTGCTATGTCGAGGAGAAGAGCAAGCACGTTCTCCGCGAGTCTGGATATGACGAGTTGCCCTTCATGGCTACCCGTTACCTCAAATGGCAGAAGAGTGCCTACGGATGGTCTCCCTCATGGGTCGCCATGCCTGACCTTCGTCAACTCAACTTCCTCCAGAAACAAATGGATGCCTTGGCAGAGCTTGCCGCCTTCCCACGCATTCTCGCTCCCGATTCCTTGGAGTCTTCCATCGACCTCCGAGCCGGCGGAGTGACCTACTTCAACGCAGCAGATCCCAATGCCCGTCCTATCGAATGGGCTACGCAGGGACGCTATGACATCGGTCTTGAGCGTGTCGCACAGAAGCAGAACGACATCAAGGAAGCCTTCAGCGTTCCCCTCTTCCAAATGTTTAGCGCCGAGGAGTCAGCGGCACCGAATCGCATGACAGCAACGGAAGTCAACGCCCGTAATGCCGAGCGCCTTGCCCAGTTCTCGCCCACCTTCTCCCGTCTCACGACCGAACTGCTTACCCCTCTCCTTCAGCGGGTCTACGGCATCTTGGCAAGGAACGGTGCATTCCCCCCACCCCCGGAAGCCCTCATTCAACAAGGGCCAACGGGGGAACTCTTCATCCCCGAACCCAAGGTCAACTTCAACTCACGCATTGCCCTTGCCGTGAAGAACATGGAGCAAGGCGCAACCGATGCCACGGTGCAGAGGGCAGCGGCACTTGCCTCTGTGACCCAAGACCCTTCCGTGTTCGACAACTTCGACACCGATAAGATGGTCAGGGAGAGCGCCTTGGCCTCTGGCATGGATAGCGAATACCTCCGACCGCAGGAACAAGTTGCCCAGATGCGCCAGCAGAGGGTGCAGGCCCAGCAGCAGATGCAGGAGATGCAGGCCCAACAACACGCCGCAGAAGTCGCCGCCAAGGTGGGAGGTATCCGTGGTGACTCCGCCCTTGTCCAAGGAGTCCAAGCCCAAATGGGAGCCATGATGTAACGACCCCAAAACCATTCCGACCATGCCGACACTTACTGACAGAGACCTAGAAATCCAACGCATTGCCGCCGCCTACGGTTATTTTGAGACCGACCCCGGCAAACTGGTCATCTCCGACCTTGAGAAAGCCTTTGGCATCAATGTGCCGGCCTTCCTTCCCCAAGGCGATAGGGCATACGACCCAATTCACGCAGCTATCCGCGATGGTCAGAGGAGCGTTCTCCTCCACATGAGGGCCGTCGCAACCAAACACAACAATGGCGAGACCACGAAAAAACCCGACACCAAACGAGACTGACCTTCCAGAACCAGAGCAATCCCCCCTACTGGGAGACCTGACACCCGAATACGTCCTCTGGTTCAAGCAGACGCACTCCCGCGAGGAGTTCATTGAAAGATATTCCGAACGCATCCCGACCGACTACCCAACAACCCATCAAATCGACTAAATGATAACATCTGACGCCATTGCCGCAGACCCCGTGGACGGAAACGCCCTCTTGAGTCAGCAGGCTAACACCCCGCCCCCTAGCACCCCTACCCCTGTAGGTGATAACCTCCTCTCGACCCCGGCACCAGAGGCACCCGCCTCTAATTCGCCTTGGGTCAACGACAAGGGTGAGTTCTCCGAAGGGTGGCTTGACCGGCTCCCCAAGGAACTTGCCGAACACAAGCAGATCCTCGGTCAATTCAAGGACATTGACGGGGCGCTCAAGACCCTTGTTTCGCAGCAGAAAATGCTGGGCAAGAAAGCCGATGCCATCCTGATCCCTGACGAGAAGGCCACTCCCGAAGAGAAGGCCGCATTCCTCAAGAAGCTCGGAGTGCCCGAATCACCCGAAGCATACCAACTCCGCCCGAAGGATCTCCCTGCCGGCTACGAGTGGGACGACAACATTGCCAAGGAGTTCAACACCCTCGCTCACCAGAACGGGATCACCCCGAAGCAGATGGACGCCCTCATGTCCCGCTATGCGGCATTTGAAGCGCAGAAGGCCGAAGCCGCAGCCTCCCAGCAGAAAGCCGAGATGGAAGCAGGCCGCAAGACTCTCGCTGAAGCATGGGGCGACAAGTACGATGTGGAGCTATCGGTTGCCCGTCGAGCCGCCCAAGTCGCAGGCGTCGATGTCAACAGCAAGGGGTTCTCTGATCCCTCTGTCGTCCTCGCATTCAACCGACTCGCTCGCATGATGAGTGACGACAAGATCGTGAACTCGGACACAGCAGGAACCATGATGGCAGGCAAGGCCCGTGCGATGGACATTATGACCAACCCACAAAACTCCCTCTACACCCGTTACAAGTCGGGAGACAAGGAAACCGCAACCCTGGTCGCAGACCTTCTGAAAAATGGATAATCAACCCTACGACAACGAGCGCAAGGGCGTCCTCTTCCTCAAGGGAAGCGAGAACCCGAAAGCCCCCAAGTGGTCGGGCAAGATGACCCTCGGAGGCATCGAGTACCAGATCGCCGCATGGGAAAAGATGAGCAAGTCGGGCAAGGAGATGCTGACTATCTCCATCACCGACAAGCCGGCAGGAGGAAGCTATGCCAACTCCCCAAGGCGTGATGACTACCCTCCATCGCCTGCTCTGGTCGCTCACAACAAGGCCAAGGCCAACGGCTACCAGAAGCAGTATGAAGAAGATGGAGATTCCATCCCGTTCTGATCTTTAGCTTGGTTGGACGCAAGAAGCCCTCACCGGGAAACTGGTGGGGGTTTTGCTTTTGCGGAGGACACAATTCTTGCAATGCGTCCCTTTCGGAAGGACAGACGCCGGCATAGTGCAGGAGAAACGCTAGGAGAAACGCTAGGAAAAACCCACGACCCAGTTCCGACCCAGTTCCTATTAAATGCGAACCATCGAATACTCTTGCTTGCGCACTACTCATTGGTAGTAAGCGGCTTATACTATTTTTGAATAGTAACTTGACTAGGTAATGTCAGCTATAGCTCCCATTGCCGGCCTTAATGTCTCCTATAGGAAACCTTACTTGTTAAAGAAACGCATCGGTATCTTTAACAGCTAACAGAGTTGTTAAAGATTGGCAGGCGGCAAATGTGTAAGTCGGAGGGGGATTTGAACCCCCATACCCTCCATTGGGAAGGATCTTGCCCCCTTTAGATCATCCGACAAAAATGGTCGGAGGAGGATCAGGTCGCTACTACTCCCGATATGGCCGAAAAGCCAACCAGTTTCGCCCCTCATTGCCTCCCCCGATTTATGCTGGGATAGGAATGCCATACGGCACCGACTCCCGCGCTGGAACCGCCGAGGCGATCCCGTAACTCCTCCTACACGGAGCATGAAGCCCTCTTTGGTAGGCGAGATAATGAACCATGCTTGTCCGTGTTACGGGCTTCGCCTGATTCCAAGTAGGACTCTACAAATCATCTCAGAAACCGCAATCTTTTTGTGCGAATTATCGTTGACGGGTTAGGTGAGGGATGTTAGGTGGTTAAATTGTCAACTTGAGGGACAACCTCTCTGGCGATTGCCAGTAGCAGATCCGAGTAGAGTGGACATCCCCGATGTTAAGTGGTCTCGAAAGAGGCAACCATTTGATCGGATGCAAGTAAAACCCTACTCAACACCCTAACATTATGCTTCAGATCCCCGATCACTACGTTATCCAGTACGAGACCAACTGGCAGCACCTGCTGCAACAGATGGAGAGCCGCCTCAAGGAGAAGACCAAGTTCGTCTCCGCGAATGGCGCCGCCGTCCGTTTCAACCAGTATGGACTCGCCTCCATGTCCCAGGTCACGACCCGCAATGCCACAACCCCTACGGCAAACAGCGACCTTCCGACCCGTTGGGCCTACCCCGTCCCCTTCGACATCGCCAATCGCTTCAGCGAGTTCGACAACCTCTTCCTCGGAAGCGTTGTCCTGCCCACCTCGGAGTGCATGCAGTCGCAGGCCGCAGCCTACGGTCGTCTGGTGGACAAGATCCTCATTGATGCCCTCACCGCATCCGCGACGATCACCAACACAGCCAACACCTCCGCTGGGTTTGGTCTGAACAACACCACGACCACCGTTGCCCTCCCCGCAGGACAGCAGGTCGCCGTGAACTACGTCCCTGCCGGCGGAACCGCTACCAACAGCGGTCTCACCATCGGCAAGCTCCGCGAGGCCAAGCGCATCCTTGATGCGAACGAAGCCCCCGCAGAGGATCGCGTTCTCATCGTGAGCGCCAAGGAGATCAGCGATCTTCTCGGCACCACCGAGGTCACGAGCAATCTGTTCAACAGCGTCCGCGCCCTTGTGGACGGCGATGTGGACCAGTTCCTCGGCTTCAAGGTGGTTCGCTCCGAGCAGCTTGGAGTCGCCTCGAATGTCCGCACTTGCGTGGCCTACCACAAGAATGCGGCAGTCGTCGTGGATGGCGGCAAGAAGTCCTACATGGACGTTCTGCCCACCCAGTCCCATGCCCTCCAGATCCGCAGCACAGCGGTTCTCGGTGCGACCCGTCTCCTTGAGAACGGCGTCGTGAGCATCCTGGCTGACACCACCAAGTAAGTAATCACAAGTCGGGGGTGGGGCTGCACTAAAGGCGGCCTCACCCCTTTCTTTTACAACTCTAAAAAGACAATGGATTCCACGACCATCTGCAACCTTGCCCTCTCGAAAATTGGCGATCAGATGATCATGTCGTTGGATGATCCGAGCATTGAAGCTCGGTTCTGCAAGCTGCACTACTCGACCACGCTTGCCTCTCTTCTTCGGATGCACGACTGGAATTGGGCCGTGGGGATGACCCAGCTTGCCCAGCTTTCGACGCCTCCCCCCTTTGATTGGGATTACTCCTACCAGTTGCCCTCTGATTTCGCCCGTATCCTGACGCTCAATGCCTTCCAAGCCAACGAGCCTTACTGCCAGTTTGACATCATTGGCGACAAGCTGATGACCGACGAAAGCACGGCATACATTACCTACGTCAAGAGTGCCGTTGACCCAAATCTCTTTGACCCGATGTTCGTGGAGCTACTGGCGCTTGCCATTGCCGCGAAGCTCGCCAAACCCCTCGGAGGGTCTATGGACATCAAGCAGAGGCTTGAACAGGACTTCAAGCAGATGCTTGGGGAAGCCCGGAGGATTGACGCACAGGATTCCTATCCTCGCCGCAAACCGATGTGGTTGAACAGCGACCTCGTTCAGTCCAGATACAACGGCATCTACTGATGATTTCCGCCTTAATTTCGTCGTTCAACGCTGGCGAGTTCAGCCCGTACTTGGAGGCGAGGACGAACCTCGAAAAATACCGCAACTCCTGCAAGACGCTGGAGAACTTCATCATCACCCCCTACGGGCCGGCGAATCGTCGCGCAGGCACAGAGTACCTTGGATCGGCAAAGACATCGGCTACCCGTTGCCGGCTGATCGGTCTCGACATCAGCGATACCAATCACATCGTCATGGAGTTGGGGGTGGGCTACATCCGCTTCTGGAAGAACGGGGCGCTGATTACCTCCAGCGGTTCTCCCGTCGAGGCAGTCCAAGTCGATTACCTCAACAACACAACCGGCCTTGCCCCCGTCCACCCTTACCAAGAGGCAGACCTCCGTGCCGTCCAAGTCTGCCAGATCAACAACCTTGTCTATCTTTCCCACCCCTCCTACCCGCCGCAGCGTCTCCGCCGCCTGTCAGATACTTCTTGGCAGATTGGTGAGGTTCCTTTTGGAGATCCCTCCATCAAGAATAATTGGGCGCCGATGCTCGATCAGAACACCAGCACGACGACGCTCACGCCTTCTGCGACCACGGGAACGTCAATCACCCTGACCGCATCCACAGGCATCTTTCAAGCCGGTCATGTCGGGAGCTACTTTGAACTAGCGCATCCCAACCCGACGACCTTCATCTCCCAGAACATTGACTCGACCAATGCCACCAGCGGCACGATCACCGTTCTGGGCAAGTGGAGTCTCCAGACCTTCGGCACATGGACGGCCACCGTGGACTTACAGGCATCCACCGATAGCGGCACGACTTGGAATACGGTCAGAACCTACAGGAGCAATGGCGACTACAATGCCACCTCCAGCGGGGAAGAGAACGTGGAGACCCTTTTCCGACTCCGTGTCAGCGGGTTCAGCGCAGGCACCAGCAGCACGGCACCCCGTGTCATGCTCACCCCCCTTGACCCGACTCTACGGGGATTGGTCAGGATTACGGGATTCACCAACTCGACCACCGTCACGGCACGGGTACTGAAACCCCTTGGAGGCACCGCCGCAACCTCGCAATGGCGGGAGGGAGCTTTCTCCGCAGTCCAAGGCTACCCCGCCGCAGTTGCCCTGCACGATAGTCGCATCATCTATGCCGGCACAGGAAGCAATCCCTCCTCGCTCTGGGGCAGCTACAGCAACGACTTCCAGAACTTCAAGCAGGGAGCCTATGACGCCGACTCATGGTTCTTCACCTTGGCCTCCACCACGGGTGGTCAGATCCAATGGCTTGTTTCCAAGTCGGCCCTCCTGATTGGCACGACCCTTGACGAGTGGTCGATGCAGGCGAGTGACCAGACTCGCCCGATCACCCCGACCAATGTCAATGTGCGCCAGCAGTCCCACTACGGGTCATCTAGCCTTGGGGCGCAGATCATCAACGACACGGTGCTGTATATCCAGCGCATGAATCGCAAGATCAGGGAACTCATCTACACATGGGCCTCGGAGAGTTGGGTATCCAATGATATCACCGCTTTAGCCGAGCATACGACCCGGACAGGCATCGTTGAGAATGCCTACCAGAGGGTGCCTGACGCGATCCTCTGGTTCGTGAGAGGAGATGGGCAGTTGGTCTCCATGACCTACGAACGTGAACAGCAAGTCGTCGGATTCGCCCGTCACATCACCGATGGAGTGGTGGAGAGTGTCGCCACGATCAACGGCACCAATGCCGAGGATGAAGTCTGGCTACTGGTCAGACGCACCATCAACGGGGCAGCAGTCCGCTACGTCGAACGACTCAAGCTCGGATTGCGTGATGCCTTGGACACCGCAGATAAGAGCAACTGGTGGTATGTGGATAGCGGGGTGCTTCGAACATTCGGCACACCCACCGCCACCATCACGGGTCTTTCACATCTTGAGGGCAAGGCAGTCTCCGTCTGGGCTGACAATGCCGTAGGGTCGCTGATCGTCTCGCAGCCTACCGTAGTGGGTGGACAGATTACTTTACAGATCCCTGCCTCACGGGTGCTTGTCGGCCTCCCCTTCACCTCGACGCTAGTCCCGCAGAGGGTGGACACCAACCTACAGGACGGCACAAGCCAAGGCCGGCGCATGAGGATTCCGAGGATGAATATCAAGGTCTATCAGTCCACCGGCGGGGAACTCTCCACCGATGGAGTGAATTGGTTCCCTCTGGTGAGCCGAGTCTTGACCGACAACATGGATTCCTCTCCCCCCGTGCTGAATGGCTACGAGAGGGCATACGCTTCATCGAATTGGGCCGATGGGGTGGATCTCTATGTGCGCCAGACCCAACCCGTTCCCTTCACGGTTGCCGCCCTTGTAGTCAACTTTGAGGTGAGCGAGGCCACGCAGAACTAACTTACTTGCTTTTTCTCTTTAATTCGCATACGAAATCACTCTTAAATGGAACTTGCTAATATCACCAACAGGGAGGCGCAGGACTTCGTGGAGTCGATTGTTTCCCGTTGTCCGCAAGTGGAACTGCCTCTCAAGCACATCTTTACGCCTAGCCTCTACACTAGGGTTATCCAGATGCCGGCGGGTACGATTGTCTGTAGCCGAGTCCACAAATACGACTCACCTTTCTTTCTTCTGGAAGGCAAATGCTCCTTGGTTGACCACGAAGGCAACAGGGAAGAACTGGTCGCCCCTCACATCGGAGTCACCAAGGCCGGCACAAGGCGGACGATCCTTGTCCATGAGAACACGGTTTGGGCCGGTTGCTTCGTCACGCAGGAGACCGACCCTGACAAGATCACCGATATGTTCACCGATGCCGCCGATGAGAGCCTTCTGCCAGAGGGATTTCAGCAGGCTTGCTACGAAAGGAAGTCACTCCCATGCGCTTCCTAATTCCTCCCCAGACTCTAGCAGAGGCCAGACACCGGCACTTCCCGGTGTATGAGGTATGGGCGGCAACAGCGGCTACAGTTGTCACGGCAGGAGGAATGGCATACTCCGCCTACTCCTCTAGCGAGGCGAAGAAGCGCAATGCCTCCGCGAACAGAAGCGCAGCCCTTGCCAATGCCTCATACGAACGAGCATCCGCGCAGGCCCAAGCTCAAATCTCCCGCTACCAGAACGAGTTAAACCTCAAGACCGCAAGGGCGCAGGCCCAGCAATACTCTGATAACGCCAAGATCCTGCACCAGTACGCCCGTTCACAGGAACGTCAGGGGTTTGAGCAGATTAACCGATCCTACCAGCAGGAAGAGATGGTTGCGAGTGCAGTAGAGGCGCAGTACGGGGCAAGCGGGATTGCCGCCGACACGGGAAGCCCTCTCATGGTGGAGGCCCACAATGCAGGGGCCGCACAACTCGCCCGAATGGATGCCGCTTACAAGACCAACCTTGCCGCCCTCGACACCGATTGGAAGGGAAGCCTTCAAGCCTACCAGGGTCAGGTGCAGATGGAGCTTTCCAAGCAGTACGAATACGGGATGCAGATGGCGGATTGGAACAAGAAGATGAGCAACCTCGCCTATGACAACAACGTGAGCTTTGCCAACGCCTCCTACAATAACTCCATTCAAGCCGCAAATGACACGGCAACGGCAGGGTATATCAGCGCAACAGGAAGCCTCTTGGGTTCCGTTGGTCAGCTTGCCGTTGATGGGAAATACAAGGGGAAAATGGGTTTCCTCGGAATTAAGTAAATCATTATGGCACAGATACCCCTTTCCCAGATCCCCAACGCTCCCGACCTCTCTTCGATGTCGGCGCCCCAAGTCAACAACGTCAACGTCCCAAAAGTGGACTTCAGCGGAGAGAGGGCGGCAGTCGCCCGTGGGTATGATTCCGTCATCAGGAGTAACCGCGCCGCCAATGAGGATGTCAGGGCCGCAGGCGCTATCGGCTCGGCAGTCGCTCAAGTGGGGCAGGGAGCATTCAAACTTGCTGACTCCTACATGGACAAGCAGCAGAAGTTGGAAACCGATGTCGCCAAGATAGACCTCGGAACTAGGGTCGCAGAGTTTAACAGCAATTTCTGGTCATCGGCAGATTATTCCAACTACCAGACCCTCGGAAGCCAATACACCAAGAGGTATGATGAGGAGGTTGGTGCTTTTTACAAATCGCAACCTACATCTGTTCAGCAGAGCATCTACCTTGATTACTCACACGCCAGAAACAAGGGATTTGCCGATGCGAGTCATGTCGCACACCAGCAGGATCTTTCCAACAAGTTTGTCACGGCATGGGATGGGATCGTGCAGAAGGCGAAGCAATGGGATTCAGGGGGAGCCTATGCCGATGCAGAAAAGGCTACCCAAGCAGGACTTTTCAACCCCAAGCAGAAGGAAGAGATTTTTGCGACGATTGAGGCAACCAAGGCCAACAACTTTGCCAATCTAAAAATCCAAGAGAACCCAGAATTGGCAGCATCAGAGTTTAAGAAAGCCGCAGATACAGGTGGTGTTGTCCCAGGCTTGGAAAGCCTTTCATCAAAAGAATACGCCAACAAGGCCAAGATTGCAGAGAATGTCGTGAAGTACAATCAGGCCGAAGAAGGCACAGCAGTCTACGACCTGATTAACTCTGGAGAAATCAAGACCGTTGCACAGTTGAAGAAGTTGCAATCCTACCAGAAGCTCTCCCCGGAGTGGAAGCAGGCCACAGAAAGCAAATTGGTCAATGAGGTGCTTGCCGACACCCCAGATGGGAACAGGGCCGTTGGTGATTCTTTGGGGATGCTTGCTTCTTTTGCAAAAGGAGAAGCAGGCAATCTCAATTTTGATTACGAAAAACTCACAAGGATGGCTGGAACCCTGCCGGCGGCAGATTCAGAGAGGTTCCTTAAAGAGGCCAAACAGATTCGCAATAGCAGGAAGGATAACAAGGGAGAGCTTCCTGACGAGATTAAGCAACGCTACGAGATGAGCAGTACACTTTATAACTGGTACAAAGGGGGCGTCTTTGGATCTCCAGAAACAAAAGGTGCCGTCGAAGCCTTCAAGCAAGCGGAGACCGATTGGAGAACAATCTCTGGAAGGAACCAAGGGACTCTTAATGAGGCCAAGAAAGAGTTTTTAATGCAATACCGCAAGGAGTCATCTGCTGCCGTGCTTCTTAATGACACCAAGCCGAAGGGGTGGATCAAGAGGGCTATGGATTGGATGGATGGTGGAAAACCACAGGCTTCCAATGATGCGGGAGACTCCGCCGGAAAGATCACCAAGTACGGATACGAAAAGCCGGGGCAAGCTGACTATGACTCCAACTCTGCCCGTGGGATTGGAGCCGCAGACAATCAGCTAATCCCAGGTGAGAGCATTGCCCTCTCCCCTGACCTAGAGAAGTCCACCGGCGCCAAGATCGGGGATAAGGTAGTAGTCACCCTTGCCAACGGAGAGAAGATGGTGAAGAGGTTCGATGACCGTACCAGCAGCCGCCTCAAGGGTCGCGTGGACATCTACTCACCAGACGGCAACCAACCCCTCGACGGGGTGAAGGTCGCCAAGGTGGAGAAATACACCGAGGACGGGCAGGGATAACCTACTTGAAGGTCAGCACCGAGGCAGTCTTTCCGTCAGGAAGCGTGATAAGGCTATAGGAAGTTGAGGAGGGAGAGGGGGGCTTTTCGGGGGTAGGCACATAGGGTGTCTGTGCTTTAGCGGCCTTTTCCGCCATTTCAATCCCACCCGGAACAGCGGGCCTTGGATGCAATCTTGCGATTGTTTCATCCGATCTTTCAACAGCCTCCCAACCAAACGCATTTCCAACGAGAAGCAACGCAATGAGTATCGGCATGGTCTTCATGGGATGAACATCGCTCCGCTAACGGCATGGTGTCAACCGTGTTTTTTTTGAGGGCTTGTGCGGTTTTTGCAGTCCCAACCGTAAAGAAGAAACCAAAGACAGAGAGAAACACCCCCCTGATCCCCCCAAGGTTTTCCTTGAGAAAGAGAGAGCCAAAGAAAGAAGAAACTGCTGACCCCCGAAAATGGAGTCAGGGTGTTTCCCCTTGTGGCTTAACTACAGGGTGTGGAGTTTTGGTTCACCATAGCCTGACTTCTTCCAAAAAGGCCGACACAATCTCGATTCCTAATTGGTCAAGTTCTTGGCAGGATTTACCAAAGTAAAAGGGCCTGCCCCGAAGTCGCACCCTCGGAACAGGCCCTTTCTCTAACTAGAGAAAATGTCGTTGGAACGGTGCGACGTTCAGAACTGTTGGAAAAATAACACGCCGGGTTATATCGTCAACAGAAATAACCCTTTTCCGATTGATTTAATTTACGCTGGGTTTTAGGTTTAGCGCCTACCTTCATGTCTGATATTGACTCCCTAACATCACAAGACCCCTCCCCTATGGGAGATGCCCACCTAGCGGATGATGCTTCGATGCAGCAGTTGAATGCCATCGAAAGCACCTCAAACATGGGGGCGGCAAAGGTGGCAGATGAGCAGTCCATTGAGAGCAAGCGGAAGCAAGAGCGAGTCTTGGCAAAAAACTCCCTAGACCAGAAGGAGTTGTATAAACTCTACCCTGCCCTGCAAGACTCCGACGACCTAGCCCCAGGTACAAGCGACACGGCATCCGTCATGCTCAACCTAGCCTACAGGATGGGAAGACCCTTGGATGATGTGATGCGGAACTATGAGCAATACAAGACCGGCTACGCAAGGAACAAGGGATGGGATGCAACCATCAGCGAGTCTGGAATGCGATCCAAGTTCCAAGAGGAGTTCAAGGTTGAGGATTCCAAGCAAACCGCACTCAACGAACTCTACGGCAATGTGGTCTTGAAGGCTTTCCAAGACACGGGAATGGGCAAGAACCGCGCATTGGTCGGGCTTCCCACCGAGTATGTGAAGCAATGGGAGGAGCAGCACAAAGACCTCATCGGAGGTGATGCCGGCTTCCACGCACAGGCTAACAGGGTCTACAACCAGACCCTCAAGGACATCGAAAGCATTAGAGGCAGGGGTGCTGAAACATTCTCCGCCCTCATGGATTTCACGCAGGGGAAGGCCGATGACGAGCGCATCGCCCAAGTTGCCGAGCATCTGTCCTCCTCGACCCCGGAGGAGAGGCAGAAAGTCTACTCCTACATTGGGCTTGCGGCAGAGGCCGGTCACATTGACAGGGCAGGGATTGAGCAGTTTGCGATCAACATGGGTAACTCCCTAGCCCGAACCTTTGACTTCATTCCCCAAGGAAGCCTGCAACTTCAAGAGGACGCATTTATTGAGATGCGCGACACCCTCGCCACGGGCAAGGTATGGTTACGCAGGAGGGAGGGAACCCCTGCTCTCAACGATGTCTTCCGCCCCTCGCAGGCAGTTGTGGGGTCCGCGATCAACATTGACATGACGGGACGGCAGGCCACGCCCGAAGAGGTGGCAACCCTCAAGGCAGAGGCCGAGAAGGATCTCAAGACCTTCGGAGTCATCCGCGAGCTTCGCAACGCAGCTAAAGCCCAAGTTGACCCCATCAGGCCGGTCTATGAAGGGGGAATCATGGGGGCGGCAGAACGTGGAGCTTATGGCCTAGCAGGATCAATCGGCATCATGGTGCCTGTGGCAATCAATCCCGTCTTGGGAATGATGGCATACCAGGCTCAAGAGTTTGACCGCATCATGCTTGAGAATCCAGAAATGCAACGCAACGCCGCAAAGGGTCTTGCCCTCTTTGAAGGTGCCGGCAATGCCGCCTTGGATCGCCTCCAGTTGGGAGCGATCAACGGAAAGCTCCCCGTCTTTGGTGGGCTACTGAATGGCATCAAGAACAACGGCATCCGCAGGGTGCTGACCACGGTTGGAGTTGAGATACTTGAGCAGAACTTGCAGGAGGGAGCGCAGGATCTTATTGCCCCCCTCACCGAGACGATGGCGGCAGCACTCCGCGAGGATATGCCCGACAAGGATTTCGGTGAACTGATGAAGGATTATGTGGGGAGCAGGGCCGAGACCTTCTTTGCCGTGCTTCCCCTCGCCCTCATCGGTGGAGGTATCGGCACCTATCGTGACCTCAAGAACCCCGCTATGCAGTTGGCAGACAGGCAACTTGCAATGGCAGGATTCGGGCCTGCACAGAGGGACTACATCAATCAGGCATCCTCACTTGAGGAGAAGGCTACCCGTGTTGAACAGGAATGGAGCAAGCGCAAGGAGTCCGATATTGCCGCAGGCAAGAGCCTCTACGAATCCAGCATTGAAGAGGCAAAGGCCAATAGACCCCGTGACACAGTTGAAGTAAGCACCAAGGCAGACGGCAGTAACGAATGGATCGTGCGTGACCCTGCCGGCAAGGAGGTAGCCCGTGTAGCAAGTGAACTGGAAGCAGTCACCATCATTGCCGATAGAGGCGAGGCCGAGATCAAGAATGAGGCAAACCTCGTTGCCGACCTTCTGGACTCCGATTGGAGGAAAGCCAAGCTCCCCAACTTTGAGGCTATCTTTGGGGGAGAGGTGACCCCGGAGCAGTTGCTCAATGACGCAAAGGCTAGAGGCGACACCAAGATGGTTGAAGCAATAGAGGCCAGCATCAAGGCGCACGGCAACGATCCCGCCGAGATAGCGAAGCTGCGCATTCACGGAGAGAGTTGGATCACTCGATACGCCGAGGGGCAATACAAGGCTTTTGTGAAGCTGAACGAAGGCCACAACGTAGAAGTTGCCTTTGAGGAGCTTGCCCACAACATCTTTGACATCGATATTGCCGAGGGTCGCATCACCAAGGAGCAGGCCCGTGAGTGGGTCAGTCAGACTGCCGCCGCCGGCGTTGCAGGATACAAGTTTGGAACCGATGCCGAGGTCAGGGAGAGCATGGCGCAGATTGCCCAGGATTTCGCTCGGAACAAGATAGACCAGACCAACCTCCCCTCCTCTTTCGTTGCATTCCTCAAGAAGCTCTACACCGAGTTTGTGGAGTTCATGCGTAGGGCCAAGCTGCTAGATCAGGCATTTGCCGACGGCAAGATTGACGCAGAGTTTGAACGATACCTCATGGGCAAGATCGGCTTGAGTGACGCCACCATGATTGAACGTGAGGTCAACAGGATTGAGGGAGAACAGGGTGCAAGCTCCTTCTCCATCCGCGCCCGCGACGAGGCATACGATGCGGCAGTCAAGTCAGGCGACGAGGCAGAGCAGCAGAGGCTTGTTGACGAGGCTGCAAAGGAGGCGGGGTATGATCTTCGTGCATACCACGGCACAAAAGCAGATTGGACTATTGCTGACGTTGAGCATGGCCCAATCTATTTCACTTCAGACAAAGAACTTGCTGGCGAGTATTCTGAAACCAGATATGGGCCACGAGGCATGGAGTTGTTGCGAGGGTACGACGAAGCATACGATAAAGTAAATGCCGCCTTGAATGGGTTTTTGGATTCAGTTCCAAACTCCAATCCTAGAAAGTTCTTTTTTGCTAACGAGGAGCTTCAGAAACTCAAAATCCCCAAGAAGGAATATGGAGACCTTGAAAAAGCAATAGAACTGCTGGAGGAGGCAGACCAATACGAAGGGGTGGGTATCAGGCAAGATGGTGCTGCCAAAGTTTTTAATGTTGCCATCAAGGGAAATAACAAAGCTGAAATTGATGCTGGAAGAATTGACCAGATACACATTAACCCCAAGGTCAATGATTTGATTGAGTCTGGGCATGATGTTGTAGTGGTTAAAAACGCAGTTGACCCATCCTTTGAGGGCGGGAATACACGCCCATCTACAATCTATGCAGTAGCAGACCCATCCCAAATTAAATCCGCAGACCCGATCACCCGCGACGATGCCGGCAACGTCATCCCGCTTTCGCAGAGGTTCAACCCAGAGAGCAACGACATAAGGTTTTCGATTCGGGAAAACCCCGACCTTCAAGAAAAGGCGTCCGAGCTTTCCGATAAGGACAAGGAGCGCTTCTTTGGATCAATCGAGGAGTTTGGCAAAATCAATCAGGCAAGAGGTTCTGCCGAGTTCTGGAATGCCTATTTCAAGGATCAGAAGATTAACCCTGATGATGTTGCCCAAATTGAAAAGCAACTTGCCGAGTGGAAGTCATTCTATGCCCCCAAGGGCAAAAAGGGAGCCACCAAGAAAAAGGCCGAACCAAAAAGCCCCATTCAAGATGTCCTAGACCGATACAATGACGGGGATGAATCGGTTGCCACCCCTGCCGATGTAGTAAACGAACTAGACGGGCTTGCTGGTGAATTGGACAACCAAGAGCTAGAGGATGCCGTCAGGGAGTACCGAGATGCTCGGCGTGATGAAATGGAGATGTACGGGGAACGAGGTGGATCAGATGACAACGCATTTGAAAACCTTGTTGCCGTTGCCCAACGCATTGCCACAGAGCAAATCAAGTCCTTCTCCATCCAATCCCAATCGCAAATTGATCGCGTCAACAAGGCAGTCGCAGACACAACGCAGTTTGCCGAGGGGCGCATGGCACTCTACGAGAGGGCCAAGGAACGCTTTAAGGCAGTCCTCGCAGAGAATAAGGACATCCTAGACGCACTCAAGGAGGGTGGCGCTGCCCCGGAGAAGATCCGCAGGGCGAAGCTCATCCAAGGCATTGCCGAGCTTGAGGTCATCTTGCGCCAGTTGCCGGCAGAGGTGAGAGGCAAGGTGGGAGGGTTTGGAGTCCTAGCCCGTGGGGGAACTGGTGACACATTCCTCGCCAACTTCTTCCGTGATCGTGTCCGCATGATCGACGAGCAGTTAGAGAAATACCTCTCCAACGAATACGACGAGGAGCTTTACAGGATCTTTGAGAGGGCCAAGCCCAAGAAGGACAAGCCAGGTGAAAAGCCCAAGGGCAT